AGTAGAGGTGTGATGGAACGAGGATATAATCCAGCTTCTCCAGTTTGTAAATAAAAATCTCCCTCTGGATCTGTGACTCTAAATCCAATGTGCTTAAATGTAACTTCACCATTAAGAGCTGTTCCATCATCATGAACAGGACCAGTAGTTCCTGTTTGACCAGCATTTAAAGCTTGATATACATTAGCTCCAAAATAACGATAATCATTTTTTTGTACAATTACGCTGGAAGCCCAAATAGTTCCAGTGCCATTCATGTAGGTCTTGAGGTTTGGTCCTCTTAACTCTAAATCAGGAGTAACAAAATTTTCAATATCTAAGTTTAATACTCTCGCTGTATCAGAAATAATAGAAGTTGATGTTCTAATCGCACCATTAATATCAAGTTCAAAATCAACTGTATCTAATTCTGTCTCAGCTGACGCACCAGCACCATTACCACCAGTGATACTAACTGTTGGTGGAGTTGTATATCCACTTCCTGGATCATTAACGGCAATAGACGTAACAGAACCATTAAAGATAAACGCAGACGCTAACGCTTGTGTACCACCCGCAGGAGGAGCAGAGATAGTTACTAATGGAGCTAAAGTATATCCAGAACCACCAGCAGTGACATTAATATTATTAACTCTCTGACCAGTTCTGTTGATACCGATACGTGGTAACTGAGTATTCGGGTCTAACTGAGCCCTGAACACTTCACGTTCATCACTTCCCGTACCAACTCTAATAGTAGCTTCATTATCACCGATGAGTTTGGGGTTTACGCCCCTAATTTTCTCTTTGTCGGAATTAATATGAAAACTCATGGCGCTCGCGTATCCTTGATTTTTTTCCCTATCTTATATTTAGCATCAAGCCCATGCAATACTCACAACCTGAGTAGATACGACCCATTTAATTACTTGTGTTGTTCCAGTACGAATTACATTGTAACTGAATCTATTAGCAGATGAAAATGTATCAATGTCCCAAGATTCTCCAACAGGAACATCATGCTTGATAATAGTTAGCATACTAGAAAGAATACTGACTGCTCCGTTTCCATCACATGTAACAGAACTTTCAATTTTTCCACTGTATACAACACCAGATGGATTACTTGCTAAAAAATGACCTGTTATAAAATTAACAGTTGAATTTTCAATAGGAATTGCTGTACCAACATCGTCCAATGCCAATGTAGCGGTATTAGCTCCTCTCAAAATGTAAGTAGTATTCTTACTGTCAGAATAAAATTTATTCTTTACTTCTAAAGTGTTGAGATCTTTTGCATTTCTGTTTTCATCAACTACAGAAACTTGATCAACTGAGAATCCAGCAAGGGAATCAAATTCTTTTTTGTTTGTTGGCATTTTACTTAATTACCTGAACTAGTACGGTGAATGAAATAATATCGGAAGTCTGATGATCATCGCTAAGAGTTAATGTGATTCTAGGATCACTGTTTGGATCATAATCAAATGCCGCTGTATATTGATCAAGTGATGTATTTAAAGATCCAAATTCATTGTGAAAAATATCAGTACCATTATCTATAACATTATATTCTGACATGGATCTCTTTCCAGAGTCTGATTTAGATACAACAACAACCTTACATCCTTTTGCAGTAGCTCCATCGTATAGAACAACAGCAGAAGATTCAGATCCACCTTTTGTTAAACTAAATGTAGATGTTGCTACCTTGTAATCTGCTAATTCAAATTCTTTTAGTTCACCATCAAATACTTTAACACCATTAAAACTACCACTACCAAATGTAGTGTTTAGATAAACATCACCTTGATCATCAAGTCTCAAAACAGGGTCTACATTTAAACCAGAAGATAGACCAAGATCTAGATATTGTTTTGCTGAACTTATAAACGTTCTTGTAGCTTCTCTATTATCAATTGTAGTTTCATTATTACTTAACGTTACGAGTGGTGTATCAAGAGCAAGATTGTTCAAACCACTGGTGGTAATAGTATCAATGTTTGTAAAGTCTAATGCTGTCTCTGATAACTGTAGTGTGTTAACGTTGTTGTTGTAGAAATATAGAATATTCTCGTTTGCTGCAGGTGCAGTTTCTGGAATAATGTAAGTATTACCATCAACGTCTCTAACACCACCAAGAGAAGACCAGTTAGAACCACTATATCCTTCAAACTGTTGAATTTCTGTATTGAATCTGATAGATCCAGGAATAGCAGATGCAGTATTCTTTTGGTTATTATTTCCAGAAGGAATTGCAAAATGAGTATATGCATCAATTACAACTTTTTTACCTGGATTTGGTTTAATGACCAAATCTTCAGTAAGAGTTGCGATAGTATTCCAATCTGCAGATGTTGTTCCACCCAATTTCAAAGAATTGTTGATAATTAAAGGAGCATCCTTGTCTGGAGCTACTCTCAATTCTTCTACTTCTGTAATTGATAGTGGAGATACAGATGGAGAATACCAAGTAAACTGAGATGTTCCATTATTTTGAACACCACTAGTGTGTGTTGGTTCACTTCCAACGGTTGCAGTAGTACCAGCACCCGTTACTTCATACAAATTATTTCTATACTTGATATAATCACCAACACTTACTGGAGTATTTGCAGTCCATACAGAATATGCTGGCAATCCAAGTCTTGCTGAAGAAATTTTCTTAACACCTCTGAAGTCCATAAACTCAGAAGTTAATTTCAATGTGTTTACACTATCATTATAGAACCAGAGAGTATTATCATTTGCTCCAGCAGTTAGTTCTGCTAAAATGTATGTATTGCCATCAATGTCACGAACTCCACCCAGAGAGGACCATGAAGTTGTGGATGCATTATATCCTTCATATTGGTTTGTTTCTGTATTGAAACGAATTGCTCCATTACCAAGTGCCCCCGTGAAATTAGGTCTCTGAATTGTATTACCAACGGGGATCTGTAGAGCTGTAATAGTGTCTACTTTTACTAATTGACCATCCGCAGGATCTAAAACCAAATCATGAGTTGGAGTAGAAGCGATAACATTGCTACTAATAGTAATCTTATCATCTACATTAATAGTGTTAGTGGTTTTTATAATACCATTGGTAGTAATATTTCCATTGCTACCAACCATTTGAATGGTGGTTCCAAGATTTACATTTTGAGTAAACGCAACAGTTGGTGCATTTACATTCAAAGTTGCCGTAGAAATAATACTACCAATTGTTAAAGTTGTTCCTGAAATTGCTGGAGAAGAAAGAGATCCAGTAATAATAGCATTTGAAACATTAGCATCAGTAGCAGTCAACGTTACACAATTTAATTCTCCAGTTGCTGTATTTGAAACTATATTGTTCGCTACGGAAATTTCATCAACTGTAATTGATAATCCAGTACCAAATGTTTTAGGGTTATTTGGATCAATAGTAATTGTAGCTTCATTACCGTTAGAACCACCCATATTTGGATGAGTCTGACAATAGTAGTATAAGTTTGGTGTGCTATCTGTAATCTTTACAGTTAAATCACCAGATGTTTTTGTTACACCATCTAAGAACTCACTACCAGTAAATGATAAAGTTGCTGCACCAGTAATATCTGGAACAGAAGAAAGTGTCAGTGTTGTAGGACTGTCAATGCTAGCAACTGTAGTACCAGGAGCAACAGCACCAATATCACCTGTTTGTGGTGTATTGTTTACAGTCATTCCAACTAAAATTCCTGTAGTTGATGTAACTGTTATTTGTGCAGATCCTGTATCTAAAGTAGTTGTTACATTCTCTACCAAACTTGGAGCGTGAATTCCATCAGGGAAAGCACTGAGTCTAAAATCATGACCAGACAGAGAACCACTAGTTAAGTCAAACTTGTATTTGTTTCCAACATAAAAAGTAAAATCTGGGAAAGCTGTTGGAGATCCTCCAACAGTCATAAAGAATCTAAACTGTGTGGCACTAACTGTATCTAGATCGTATAGAGTTGTAGATCCAACTTTGTATATGTCATTTCCAGAAACTAAAGTTTCTGATTGGTCATCTTCTACCAAGAGACCAGTAGTAACACCACCACTAGTGAAGACACTATAAATCTCTCTTTCTGCAGTATCAGATGCAGTATCTACTGTAATCGTAGCGTCATCTGTTGGCGATGATCCACCAATTAAATTACCAGCAATAGTTAGAGTATCACCGTTTTGATAGAATCTACCTCCAGATACTACTGAAGCAGAAATACCACCCTGTTGATCTCTAACGCAATTAAATGTTGCGGCACTACCATTACCTCCAGTAGCTGCTAATCCAGAGTAAGTGTTTCCAGCTTCTGCTACTATAGAAGTTCCAGATGTAGATATTTGCTGAACTTCTCCATCAACTAGTTTGATAGTATCACCAACTGCAAAAGCATTAGTTGGAATATTTGTAGCAGTAAAAGATAGATCAATAACTTGTCTTGCAGTTACTGGAATATTAATAGGTTGAGTTAAATCTGTGGGATTGACATTAAATACGTCTCCTACAATATATCCACTACCACCGTAATCAACAGCAACATCACTAATAACACCAAGATTTCCTACGGTATATGAAAAATCTGTAGCTGGATCTCCAAATGGAGGTACAATGGATAAATTAACTAATCCTGCTTTTGTTGGTGCTGGAGATAAAGTAATTTCATTTGTCTGCTCATTTATTCCAGCTACTTCTGTTGGGGTTGCAAGAGTTCCAGATCCAGAAGTAACAATAACTTTATAACCATTTGCAATTCCAGAAGTAGATGAAACAGAAACAGCAGCAAGATTTCCTGGTGATCTAAAAGAAAGTGACGCTGCACCATCAGCTGTTGGATTTGCAGAAAGAGTTAACTCAGTTGCACTATCAACACTTTGAACTGTTGTTGATTGAGCAACTTGTCCTGGTTGATTTAAATCAGCTGTAACTTGCATACCAGCAACAATGCCATCTGTGCTGGTTAGTGTTACAGTGGTGCTAGCAATACTTAAAGTTGTTGCTAGATTTAATACTTCTCCTCTTAAATTTACTGATGATAATGTTAATCCCGTTGGAAGAGCTAAAACATCTCCAGTTTGATATCCTACACCTTTTGAAGTAAATGAAAATTCTTGTACAGTTCCTGGATTATTTGTAATATCAAATACAAACCCACTACCAGATCCACCAGTATTTGAATTGTTTACTCCTAATGTATCTGTTGTTAGGTATCCTTCGCCACTTTCTGTAATAGTGACGCTATCTACAACACCAGTATATGTAATTCCAGTAACAGAAAAACTAAATCCACTACCAGTTCCGCCTAAAGTATCAATAGAAAGAGTGTCTCCATTTTGGTAATCAACACCACCAGAGACCCAATCTGAAATAGTAACTGCTCCAGAAGTTACGGATAGATTTGCTGACGCACCACTACCATACTCACCTGTGGATCCTGATGATAAATTAATATCAGCACCCATTCCACTATGATTTTGACAATAATATTGGAATGTATTTAATGAAGCATTAGGTTTAATTACAATATCAACAAATGATCCAGCAGTTCCAGGTTGAGCAGCACTAGATCTAATAATATATTCTGCGGAAGGTAGAGTATTTCCACCCAAATTGAAATTTATGGGATGACCAGATACAGAAGCATCAGAAGTATCAAATCTATATGTATTTCCTTTTACTAAATTCAATACTTGTTGATTTACACCATTGATTGCATAAATGTTATCAGGTGGTGGTGTTCCAGGATTAGATACTACTGTTACTGTAAATGTTGTTGTTGGCGTATTGAAAAACTGAACAGATTGATATAGTCCATCAGAATACGACGATCCATTGCTAGTGGTAGTTCCAGTTAATGCAGATCCACCAACAACTTCTAATGTTCCTCTAGCTCCAGTTCCAGAACCACTAGTAGTTAATGGAATATCTGTATATGTTCCTGGTACATAACCAGTACCTGCATTTGTAATAGATCCTTGAATTTCTTCAATTGTAAATAGTACAATCGCACCAGATCCATTACCCCCAGTAAGTTGAACACCACTATAAGTTCCAGGAAAATATCCAAGACCTGTATTAGTAATAGTTCCTACAAATTCTGTTACAGTAATAGTAGCTGTAGCATCTTCACCAGTTCCTCCTAAAAGAAGTGTTGCTGGATAAGAACCAGCATCATAGTTCTGACCAGGATTCGTTGTACTAATCCCTTCAGTTGTAATAAATCTTCTTTTTAGAGTTACATCTTTGTATGAAATTAATCCATCAACACCAATGTTGAGAAGTTCTTTGTTATTAAAAACATATCCAACTTCAGAATTGGATGTTTTGAAAATGCCTAACCCAGCGTCAGACGTGAAAGCTAGAGATGGATTTGCTAAAGTTCCATCCCCCAACTTTAAATTTCCAGTGGCAAGATCGCTACCACCAGCAGAAATTTGAAAAATCTGATCGCCAATCTGATTGATTTTTTGCCTTTGGAGCTCAAATGTATCAGTTCTAGCTACTTGAATTGCTGGCATTTTTAATTAACTCTCTAAGTAAAGATTTGATCTCAGAAACTTCAT